CTACAATTAGTGAGCAGCTTGAACAGCTTAAAAAGTTTGAGGAAGAGGTTGGTACTCTCGAAGAGACTCGTAACGTGCTGGAGCGCCTAGTCGAGTCTGCTTTGCACGAGAGTTCACGTGAGCTTGCTGAAATGTTTGGTGTAGATGTTTCAGCGACTATTGAGCTAATGGAAAAGTATCAGGACCCTCGTCAGGTAGCGTCTATTCTTAGTAAGCTTACTGAGGGTAAAAAGAAGAAAAAAGATGATGATGATGAGGATTTTGACGATGACGATCTGATTGGTACTGATGGTGATGAAGACGATGAGGATGAGGATGATGCTATTGAAGAGTCCAAGGTATCAGACACTCAGTCTCTTGTTGAGCGTTTAACTAAGTCTCAGAGTGCTCAGGAAATTCTTGAGGGTAGTCTAGTTCAAGAATATGATCTGATTGAAGAGGATATTTCTACACAACCCGATCCGGATGCAATGACTAAAGCTATTTTTCAACGTTTGGTAAGTAAGTAAGATATTTGGAGGTTATTATAATGATTCAAGAAGCTGCACCTATTCTTCTAAAGAAGTATGCTCAAGAGTTTGGTAATGAGCTGACGATTGCCAATGAAGCACATAAGAAAGAGTTTGGCCGTGAGATGAATGAAGTAGAACTAGCGGCGTTAGGGAAGTATCTACATACTTGGGATATTACTCAGAAGATTATGGAAAGTGATCAGACTTCCCGAAATAACTTAGGTCCCCTTCCTCGGATTAGCCTAGGTATTGTAGCCCTCCAGTATGCTACCCTCCCTGCGAATTTCCTAGCGTCTGTTCAGCCTATTGAGGAAGAGGTTGGCGTAGTTTATTACCGTGATGTTGTAGCAACTAAGTCTCGCGGTGCTGTTGCTGCTGGTGATGTGCTTGGTAACGAAGCTGGTGGTCTTACGGACATCAACGCGCTAGATTCTTACTACGGTGAGCGAACTAAAACTGAAACTGCTTTTGACACTACTTCTACGTCATATGATATTTCACTACAGCCTCCTGTACGTCCTGATACTATAGAAATTAAAGTTGTGGATAACACCGGCGCTGTTAAGCGTGAGGGTGTAGTGAATCACGAGGGTAAGGTATTTGGCACTGGTTTTTCTGGTAATGTTAACTTTGACAGTGGTGTACTTCACCTAGATTTCTCTGATACTTCTGGTCTTGCTAACACTGATAAGATTGTTGTTGACTACGATCAGAACCTAGTGCAGGCTGATGAGGTTCCTGGGTTTAAGTGGATCGTTCGGTCACGTCCAGTGCGTGCTCATTATCACATCATTCAGACTAGCTATAGCCTACTCTCAGAGATTTCACTTAAGCGTCGATTCGGACGTATGCTAGAGCAGGATGTTGTTTCTGACATTATTGGTCAGATCAACGGTGCCGTGCTTGGGCGTATTATTCGCGAACTACGTGCTGCGACTGATACTTATCCTGAAGTTCAGTGGGATGCAACTCTACCTCCTGGTGTGTCTGCTGTTGAGCACCGTTTGACTTTCAATGATGCTCTTGACCTTGCTGCACAGCAGATTGACCAGGCAACCGGTGCGGGTGGTATTACTGCTCTTGTTGTGGGTGGTAAGGGCCGTGTTGTACTTCGTTCTATTGGCATGGAGATTGAAGCTAAGAAGGTTACTGGTCCCTTCTTCCTCGGTTACTACAATGGCATTCCTGTCGTCTATGCTCCTACTAACGTTCTTGCCAGTGACGAAGTTCTAGCGGTATTCCGTGGTAGTAACTGGCTAGACAGCCCTGTTGTTTATGCTCCTTACCTGCCAGTTACCGTTGCTCGTGGTGTTACTGGTCCCAACGTTCTTAATCAGGCTACGGCTGCTGCTCACGCTGCGGCTGTTACCCGCGTTGTTGACAAGTTTGCCGTGCGTATTCGTATCACTAACATGTAGTCACATTCGCATAAATAGCGCGGGGAAGCTTCCCCGCGCTATTTCTTTTACACAGAACTTTACGTGTTTACATAACTTAGTTATAAGAACAATGGAGGGGATAGCTAATGACTGCGGCAGATGCCAAGGAACTAATGAAGTCTTACTACCGGCTACCCCTAGCTTTATATGATAGAGATCCTGATGTTCTAGATCGTGCAATACAAACTGCTTTAAGACGTTTAACACGTCTGACGGGCGGTAACATAGTTGAAGGCGGTACTGAAATAGAAGGGCCTGCTGAGTGGGTTGCATATGGACAGCAGGTTTTATTCTATCCTGACACACCTAGGGACGTGCCAGGAGCTACATCAGTAGCAGCCTTTAAGTGGACTCTAGACAATATAGACGAGGATCATTGGCTGGTAGACCGTTTTATTGAAATGGCAGCAGAACTAGCTACAATTGATGTAGCGGGGAAGTTAGAGATAGCAGATGGAATGCAGGAAACGCCAATTACGTTTAACTTTTCACAGTTAGGAGAAGACGCTGCTAACCGACTCAAGGAGTTGGAAGATGAGATTAAAGAAAACTGGATAACTCCTTTATTCTAGTTAGTTGTGAGGTGATTGTTATGTCAATGGGTGTTATTGTTAACGGTTTTGAAGATACTGAAGTTATTCGTGTTCTTCCTAATGGAACCATTTTTGAAGGATCAGCAGACGAAGCTGAAGAGGCCACTGATGATCTTCTCAACGTTTATGGAGCTATTTATAACGCTTGTGAACTGCTAAATGGTAACTTAGAAATACAGGTTATGTAGCTGTAGTTTGCTTACAAATCTTAGAAAGGAGTTAGTTATGCCAAAATATATTAGGGTAGTCTATGGCAAGACCATAGAAGGAGAATCGTTAGAGGAAGTCGAACAAAAAGCGAAAGAGATTTACAAGACACAGCCTGTTACGATTAGGGATCCTTTTCGTAGCTCATCCAAACGTTTTAGCGCCCCAACACGTCTCGTCGGACAAGTTGATCCCTCGGTTTTTGAGCCAACGTCAGATGAGGCCGTTGAGGAACCAAAGATTTACACTGACGCTGTACCTAACTTATCCGAAGACGAATCCCTGGATATTGCCTCAGAAGTCGTGGCAACTGAGAAAGAAAGTTCGGGGTCTTCTGACGAGACTATGGAATCCAACTCTGAGTTGGATCACGATACGCCGATTGAAACTGAGGAACCGGTTTCTGCTCAAGAAGCGGGGGAAGCTGTTGACGAAACCTCCGAAGAAGAGTCTGCCGAAGTTCGTAACACTAGTAAAGAAAAGAGTGAAATAGATCTTATAGAGTCTCTTGACTCCTTTAATCGAGAACAACTATTAGAGTTGGCGAAGGAGCTAGGAATAGAAAATGCTTCAAAGTTTAACTCTAAAACTTTGAGACGGCGTATTGGGGACCGCTTAAATGAAGATACTTCGGAGTAGCTATGCGAATTGTGGATATTATAAAAGCCACTCTGTTAAATGAAGCTAGTCCCATTAAAGTCCTTGTAGTTAGAAACAAGAGACTGAAAAAGAAGTGGAAATGTCCTGATGGGTTTAGTATAGAGTGGCCTGACAAACCCGGAGAGGGGAAGCCCCGATGCCGTAAAATGACTTCTGCGGAACGGAGGGTCTTGAGTCGTCGAGCAAAGAAAGCAGCTCAGAGGCATAAAGCCTCAAGAAAGCTTGCGGTGAAAAAGGCTAGCCGGTCTCGTAAGAAGGGAAAATTGGTTGGGGCTTATTCTAAAAATAAAACCCTTTTACGAAGATTTAAGTAGTATTTGGAGGAACTATGTCAGAACTAGATCGTTTTGCTGCAATTCTTGAGACCAAAAAAGAAATGTTTGAAAAGAAGTGGTCACAAGATGTTGATACGAAGTGGTCTCCACCAGATGGTTTGTTTACAAAGCCAGCTAAAGATATTGCTGCTTATCTGGCAGAGAAATCACCTGACTATGCAACGGCGATTCGCCGTGCAGTATTTTACTATAACCGTGGCGGTTATTGTAACAGGGGTGGGGAGCATTTTGATAAGAAAGAGTGTGCAAAGGCTTGTCAAGTTTTGAAAGCTTTAGCAAAAGCATTCAAAATTGAGGACAAAGACCGTAGTAAAAATGAACTCGAATTTTGTAAGGTATCAGAAGCATCAGAGCCTTCTGTAAAAAGCGATTTGCTAACTCTAGCTGAAGCAGTCCTGGAAAAGGCTTCTTACGTTGCTTACGATAATTCAGTTAATCTTGAAACTATCGAAGCTGATTTTACTTCAGATGTGTCGGACTATACTAAGATTGTAGAAGAGTGGAAATCTGCTAACCCTGACCATCAGGTAGATGTTATAGACGTTTCTGCTACTCCGTTCGGAGTTGAAGTAGACATTAGTTTTCAAGGAGCAGAGAACTATGAGGGCTACTTAGTCTTTCCAGACGATTTTTCCTTTCCTAGTGAGATTGGTGATACCACAGGGCTTAGTTTGAAAGTTAAATTAACTAAGATAATCTATTTTGATTCTATGCAGGGACGTTCTCTTGAAGAGAAAAAAGTTGCACTAGGAAGCGTTTTGTCTAGTGTTCAGGTAGAACGCTGGCCTAGCGGTGAAGATGATGCTGCTATATCTGGAGAGTAGATGTCTTCAGTAACAGAGTCGTTACTTCAGATACTAGGAGAGGAAGTAGTTCCGAGTGTTATAGATACTTTGTCGGAAGTGTTTGGGTTAGCCGCTGAAGTGTATCGTCAAGCTGGTGTTGAGGATGATGCTTACGGACTTTATTCATCTAATGACTACGAAACGACTCCGTATTGGTCAGGTTATCTTTTGGTGAATGGTTTGACAATGAGAGAGATGGCCGGAAGCGGTGCGTGGGATTCTATTTCACGCGATGAAGTAATAGTCTATACAACAACAAGGTTTGGAATAGGAGACCGCGTGTTGTTTACACTACCTTCTGGTAGAAAGATGAACTATGTTGTAGACCACTTAGATGAAGACTGGTCTACATATAGGGGGGTCTATCGTATAGAGTTAAAAGCAGAGCATCAAGACTAGTCAGGGAGTGTATTCGATGATGAGTATGACACAACTAATTACGAAAGCCGTTAGAAGTCTTGTTGTTCAAGGGTTAGGCGCATATTTCAACTTATGGATACCTCCTAGGGGGCTAGGTCTATTGTATTCGCCTAACATAATGGATACAGATTTTTTCCGCTTGTTGAACGAACAGGGCGTAGACTTTCGTCATGAAAAAGCTCCTTGGCTAGGTTTTATTTATAATCGCTCGCCTATAAACGCTCTCTCAGGTAGGCGGCATGAGGGTGTTGTATTCTCAAAAGAGCAGCGTCAGAACAATAATATCTCTGATGTACGTGGTCTGCGTTTCAATTCTCATGTACGAACTATGTATAGTTTTAAGTTTTATTCTAATGATGCTGCAACGTTAGACCGCCTGGAAGAGCATTTTATTATTGGACCGGTCAAATTTAGTTTGACTGCTTCTATTTCCATTGACAACGAGACTTTTGATATTGGTGCGTTGGTTAGTTATGGGGGAGAAGATTCTACTGTTGAAATTGGTGGCCTGCGTGACGATAAGTACGGTCTTGTCACGACTTTGACAAAAAATTTCTATGTAGATTATCCCCTAGTATGGTTAGCACAAGGACCGGATGGGGCTCTTTTGGATACTGATCCACTTACAGGGGATTCTGTTTATAAGAAAATTATAAAGGAGATCCATGCCGCAGTCTTTTACCAAGAGACTGGTCGTGAGCCAGTTTTGTTGTTTGAAGAAACCTATACGTAGATATCTTGGAGGCAGATATGTCAGAAAAACAACCTGTTAAGCGACCTGTAAAGCAGAAGTCTGCTAAGACAAATGATACTGCCTTGGGCCAAGATAAGCAAGCTATGTCCAAGTCAGATTATGTAACTATGGTAAGTAGAAAAGACTATCCTATCATGTTGACGCTTACTGATTCCTCTAGCGTAAAGTTGACTAAGCATAAGAAAGTTCGTATTTTACGATCTCAACTACCGGAGACTTTACCCCCTGGTGTACAGGTTTTTTAGAGTGTTTTGTAAATATAGTGGAGGTATTGACAGATGGCTATAATTAGTGGTGCTCCAAAACTACGTGTAACTGAAATTGACCGGAGCCTGCGCGTTCCGTCACAAATTGGTTCATCAGGGGCTATTGTTATTGAGGCTGAGAGGGGGCCTACCGATGAGCCTGTTCTAGTTACCAATACTACGCAGTTCATGAACATTTTTACTACGTCTGGCAAGACTAAATACGGTACTGATAACTCTGTTTACTCAGCTTTAGCATTCTTATCTAAATCTAACCGTTTGTGGGTTATTCGAGCTGCCAGTTCATCGGCCCTGTTTGGAGGTGTTGTTGCTAAAACTAGTGGTAATGGTACAGCTCCTTTAGGAGTGGGACTATCTTCACCAGACGCCTACTCTTTCGGGTCTGACGACCTATTTTTGCTTTATTCTTCGGATGCTGGCGCTTGGTCTGATAAGATTGGGATTAAGCTTACTAAGTATGCTGATGATCCTGATAAGGTAAAGATTCCTGACACTTTATTAATTGAAGTTTTTCTACAAGGTAATGAACATACTCCGGTAGAGAGTTTTGTCGTTAGCCGTGTTCAAGGGGCTAAGGACGGATTTGGTAAAAATATTTATATCGAAGACAAAATGAAGCAGAGTAACTATTTGCGTGCAATGGATAATGTTACTCAAGATGCTTCTTTACTTCCCGATTCAACTACTGCAATTGTTTGGCTTGATGGGGGTGATGACGGATCAGCTCCTACGAGTGGCGATTTTATCACGGCTTATGATAAGTTCCGTAATAAGTCTCGCTACCCTCTTGGGTTGCTCATGGACGGCGGCTTTGCAGAACCTAGTGTACAGCTCAACCTTATAGACATTGCTGAGCAGCGGCAAGATGCTGTTGCTATCTTGTCTACTCCGTATTCTGCTGAGGCTAGTGCCAACTACATTAACGCGCTAGTTGACTACCGTCAGACTAGTCTCAACGCTAATAGCAGCTATGCAGGTCTATTTACGTCTCACGTAAAGATCTATGACAAAGACATTGATACAGAGTTATATATTTCACCAGACGGCTTTGTGGCAGGGACTATTGCTCACGTTATGGAGACGTTTGAGCCGTGGTATCCTAGTGCAGGTTGGCGGCGTGGTGTCCTTAACGTCTTAGGGCTATCACGTGTATTTACTGAGGGTGAAATGGACGTTCTCTATGACAAAGGTATTAACCCCATTAAGCAGGATCCTGTTCGGGGTAAAGCAATTTGGGGCCAGAAAACTCTTTATGCGCTACCCTCTGCACTAGACCGGTTATACACTCGTCTACTTCTTAACTATATGGAAACTAACATTGCTAGTGTTCTCGAAGGGTTTATCTTCGAGCTTAACGATGAGGCTACCCGTGCGGGTATTTCTAGCTTGGTGGATAGTTTTATGGCTAGTGTCAAGGCAAGACGTGGTGTTTATGATTACAAGGTAGTGTGTGATGATACTAATAACACTCCTTATGTTATTGATAACTATAACTTATTCGTAGATGTTTTCATTCAGCCTGTTAAAGCCGCAGAATACATTAACCTTCGTGTGATTATTACTCGAACGGGTGTAAACTTTAGTCAGGTCCAAATATAAGGAGGTCATGTAGATGAAACCGAGTATTCAACAGTTAGAGGAACTTAATCCTATCCGGTTGAATGACTGGAACATTCGTTTTATCAAGTTTCCAGAAGGGGTAGATCCTGGAGACTTAACCGCCGATGATTTCAATATTCGTGCTCGTGGAACTGGTTTGCCAGAAATGAATATTAGTCCAATCGAAATTAATATTCGCGGTCTGAAGGTTAAGGTTCCCGGTGATGGTAGTGTGGGAGGAGACCTGACGGTTACTGTCACTGAGTCTGTAGATCAGAAGGTCATTAACTTCTTGCAGCGTTGGAGAGAAGCTGCCTTTAATTTAGAGACAGGGGAGCGTCATAACCCGAAAGAGCTTAAAGGTCAAGTGATCCTTGAACTATTGTCTCCAGATTTGCAAACGATTCGACTATTCCGCTTATATGGTGTGTGGTTAACTAGTTATACTCTTGGAGAACTAGCTGGCGAGCCTGATGCCGGTATTATAGAGCCTAGTATTACTCTAAGTTATGATTACTATGAAGAGCAGGCTACAGGGTAAATGGTGTATAATAGGTAGGAGGAGTGCTTGTTCCTCCTACCTATTTTTCACGGAGGTATTATGAAGCCCTACCTTAGAAACATAAGACAGATACAAGATATAGTTTGGGAAAATGGAACTCGATGGGACGTGAAATTTCCTGATGCTCCTAGCCCGTTCGATTCTTGGTTTCCCGCAGCCCGAGTTGAGTATGTGGAAACAACTCTTAACAGTCAAACGTTTGATGCGGGACAATTGCAGTTTGAAATTCCGGTATCAGGAGCGTTAAAGACTGTAACAATTTCATTTTATGATACCGTAGACGTAGTTTTGCTAAAATGGTTAAAGCATTGGATTGATGTAGAAATTTTGAATAATGGGAAGGGAATAACACCTGTGTTAGATGCAGTTAAGCCGCTAGAAGTAGTGATCTTGGACGAGCACGGACACTTAAAAGAGCATAAAAGGCTTGAAGTGTTTCCTCATGGTTCCCTCTCTAGAGCCCTAGAAAGCGATGCACAAGCTGTTACACGATCTCTGGATTTCACGATAGTGAATGAAACTTTTGTAAGTCGGTAGTAGAAAGGAGATAAGATGTTTGCTAACTTGGTAATAAAGGACCTGCCTAGCCACTTCAAGCCTTATGAAAAGCCATTCAAAGTAGAGGTGTCTCCCTTCAAGGTTAGAGACGTAGAAACCCTAGCGTCTATGACTGACCCTGTGCAGAAGATTGAGTATTTACTGGAAGGTATTAAGCTTAAACGCTCTAGCGGGGTACTTGTAGATGCTCGTACACTAACTTCTATGGACTTTTATTATATTGGAGTCAACCGCATGATAGTTAGCGGGTTTGATGAAATGAAGTTAGTGGTTTCTTGTCCTCAAGGGCATTCTCACTCGTACATTGCTAGGATGTCTCAGCTAGATTTTGATGAGTTAGATGTAGACATTCCTATTTATCTGGGTCTAAGTAAAATTAGCTCAACGGTACGGGAGCTAGTTTTGATGCCCGACACTGTAGGTCGTTTAATCGAAGCTAACTCAGTTGGTCTTTTTGGTGATGACTTAGATCCATTGTCTCTATTGGCGCTAGTTATTTACAAGTACAAAGACTTCGACGGCAACTATGTTGACTTGAGTGTCAAGCAGGCTGTGGACTTGCTGAAGGAGTTACCAGCAGTAGTATTAGGTCCTTTAGATGAGCTGGCTACCAAGCTAGCCGCTCGACTAAAACCTCTATCACTTACATGCAAAACTTGCGGAACGTCTTTTGAGGCGTATCCTAGCGCGAACTTGCTGGACGTGATAACCCCCTTTCGTCAACCTGAAGGCGCATCTGGAATCGAAATTCGCTTTGGCGATGAATAATATTGCTACTGTCAGGGAGTTAGCGCCTTTGCCCTGGGCAGAATACCAGTCTTATTTGGTTATGTTATCTGAACTTCAATCTGATTTGAAGAAGCAGGCTCAACTATGAGGTTAATGAGAGAGTTAGGGGATAGTGAAATGCTATCCCCTAAAAGTTTTTATGGACTGATAATTGATATAACTGCGTTGCTAGCGTTACCTCTTGACGTAAGGCTAGCAGGTTTGTATCCTAGTTCTAGGAGGATGCATGAAAGATCCAAGAGAAATCACTGGGAATACACGAAACGCAACTAATACTGTAGTTCCTGCTGTGCCAGATAATGTAGAAGTTATTCCTATTGGCAACCCCCCGATTGCTTATGCAGTTATTGGCAGGGGGATGTATGGCGAAGGAACTACGGTGCAAGAGGCTCTAGCAACCATAAAAACTAATCCTCTCTATTACCGTTTAGGACCTGGAGTTTTTGCCCGGAAGGTTTTAAAGGGTGTAGGCCAACCGCCTGATTTTGAGCTTTTTATTGCTGAGTCTAAGCTAAGTGACCGACCAGGAGGGTATCGTTTACCT